AAAGCTGGGTCGCCTTCCGTACGGATCGACGTCTTGATTTCTTCTGACATAAATTTAGGTTACGAAATAATTTATTTAACGTCGCTTATTACGAAACGACATTACGTCATTAATTAACTAACTTTATTATAACAGGTTTAAAGATCAAGCACAATTATTAAACTCTCGGCATTACTGGTTTTCTTTTTTGGTATTGTCCTTTAGGAGTTCTTTCTGGTAATGCTTTTATACTTTTAGTTTTTTCAGCAAACTCTTTAGCCATAGCTGGGTGCTGTGAAAACATAAATCGTGCCTGTGATTCTGATTTAAATGGCATATTATTGTTGATTATTTTCAGGTTCTTTAGGCATTTTAGCTGCGTTATTTGCTTCCTCTTTAGCTAACAATGATTCAGGTGTTAAAACTATACCTACTTTATCAGCCATTTGCATTTGACCCTCTGGTGGTAGGTCTTTGAAACTCATACTTTGACTAGGTGGCTTTTCTGGTTCTTGTTGGGCCTGTTGAGCAGCCTGTTGTTGACTTTGTATAACCTGAGCAACACGAGGGTCATTACCATATAAAACATCTGGAGCATTTATTTCAAGCCATACGTTGGCAGCCAACTCCTCTGGGTTTGGATAATCAAGTTTTTTATATAGGTCTATTAATGACATTTTATTGGCAGCAGCAAGCTCAATAGCCTGATTAGCTATTGTTGTTGAATCTTTAGGCAATAATGATCCCTCTTTTACGCTAATAATTACCTTTGGCTTATTAGGTATTTGTGAGTATTTTTCGTCGTAAACGTATAAAAGCTGAACCATCCAGTTATAAAGATCATCAGCAAATTGTTCTAAGTATTCTGTAATTCCGCCACCAATTCTATCGGTATCTAAGGTTCTGTTAAGCATCTTTCCTCTTACAGTAGTGTCTGATTCAAGTCCAGCTGGGGTAGAGCCACGAACACCAAATATATCTAGTGTTCTATTACGAGTATCTTGTAAATCATTGTAAACATCAGGTGGTAGACTGTTAGCTGCCATTCTATCAATAGCATCTCTAGGAGATCCAGTAGGTATAGCAACTACTCCGCCTTTATTTAATGCATTGGTTACTCCACTAGCCTGTTCTTTTGTTAATCCTGCCTTTTCAAGTGAAACTACAACGCCATTATTCATACTGTCAGCGTTCTTATCAATCTGTTTTCCACGCTTATTTATTCTGTCTTGATTTGATAAGTTCTGATCAATGAGAGATGTATCATCAACTGGTTGTTTGCCAAGATTAAATACTGATAAGAATTGATATGGCTTTCTAGGGATAGGAAAATGGTTTTGTGCTTCTACTTTGACCATCTCTGGTTGGCCTGTTTCAAGGTTAATTGGAGTTTCTCCAGTAGTTTCATCAGCTGGTGCTTCTTCTTCTGAGTCATAATTCCAATGAGGATTCTTCTTTTTTAGTAATACCTGCTTTCCTAATGTCCAACATAGATAATCGTCAGTCCACCATTCTTTAAATTGAACTTCTGTGCCTAGGTCATCTTTTACCATGTCAGTTATAAACTTAACCGCACCTTCTTCTGGTTCAATCTTTTCTAGAATTTTTATTAAAATACTTGCTTCCATTTTTCTATATTCTCCAATAAATTCACCAGTATATCCATCTTCATCTATGGTAGCTTCAGGGTCTAGTATGAGTTTCTGGGCCCTCAAAATCTTTATAGTAGGCATGTCCTTATTCAAATCCCATCCAACTTTTGCCACCCCTAATAAATAAATAGCCCAGTTTCTGCCAACTTTCTTCAGTTTAAGTCTAAGTTTTAATTCATCTGCAATATCGCCAAGTTTCTTTTGAATGTCTGATGCAAATTTAAGATTTTCATCGCTTTGGTCAGCCTGACTATCAACTGTAGCCATTGGTTCTGGGTTTCTGCGAGTAATCTGTGGCAAATAGGTTTCTAGGGCTTCAAATATAACATTATCGACCATTGGTCGATTCTTATCTGATTCTGGTCTAGCAAATTGTTTACCTAGCCAGTAATTTTCACCATTCTTCCATTTTTTGTCCCATTCTGCTTTTACATTAGATTCGTTCCATGTCTTTTCTCGTTTATTAAATAGCTTTATTAGTTCATCATTAGACATGTCTAATTTAAGTTCTGGGAATTTCTCGGATATAATACCTTCCTCGGTGTCAGTCGAGTTTTTTCCAAATCGTTTATTTATATTTTGTCCGAGAGAGTAGAAACCATCTAGGATTGAGTTGCTCATAAAATTATTATAACACGTTATTATCTCCAATCATAATCTTCTTCATCTTCTGATTCAAATTTAAACATCTCATCTGGGTTAAAACTGACTGTATTATCAGGATTAAGTACATAAGAGTTTTTTTCTGGTAGTGGAAAGTTATTCATGATAAAACCCTCTCCACCGAACTTATCCACACCCACACGCCAATAGACTGTTGCATGAACCCAGTCGTCACGATCACTTCTCATCCAAATATAGCGTGGCATTTGAGTCGTGGTATCTTCTTCAACTACACGATAAATATGGGACCAGTGGAGCCAATAGTCATACCAACTATTCTCGTCACCTCTATACAGTTTTAATCGCTTATCTCTGAATTCATCAATAACTAATTGCATCATGCGGTTTCTGTCAACTACTACGTTTCCTGATTCATCTCCCTCACCCCAACGGATCAACTGCATAGTTTTCCTATCCCTAGCATAATGGCATAAAAACACTCGGCCTGGGTACTTTTTGGCAAGTTTCCTTGATCCTATAATATCGCCGCCCTGGTCAATAACCATCACGCTATTTTCAAACTTTTTAAGGAAATACTCTAATGTTTCTGATAACGCCAGCTTATTAACATCATCAGGCATGTAGTCTGTAACCTCTCCATAGCCTAATAGGCCTTGCTTATTACCAAGAACATATCTTAGTTTTACTCCAGTATCAACTCCAATGACTATTCGGCCTTTGTATAGATTCTTTTCAGTCGTTACATTACCCAGTATCATCTCCTGAGTTACGCTATTACCACCACCAGAATATGGCAATCCTAATATCTTATTATAAAAATAGTCCATTGTCTGCTTACTCTTTAGAACCTCGTTATATTTATCTACGATATCTCCTGCTGTTTTTCGTGGTGACATCAAGGCCGAAACGTGATAACCTGACCATTTTCTATCTTTATGTCGCTGCACCCAACGACCTATTCTTCTATCGTGATTAGACAATTCACCGTCACATTTCTTGCACTTGAATATCCTTTTTTCAATGTCAATACTCATTCGTTTAGAATCCTCTGTATTCCAAGATAAATACTGCTCTTTTTTACAGTGAGGGCATGTTATAAACCATTCTTTTTGGTCTGACATTTGCCATTCAACATCTACACCGTTGTTAGGAACGCTTGGGTGAGAGAAAACGTGAGTCTGCTTCATCTTAGAGTGTTCTAGACGAGCCTGATAATCAGCAACAACTCCTTGCTTAGAGCTATCTTTTTCATCGTGGACTAGTCTGTCCGCTGTAATCATAATAGCTGCTTTCTTGGTCCAGGTTCCTCTAAAATATATCATTGAGCTGCCAATAGACTTCTGTTCGATTGAGTCCTTATCGGCAACATCTTGAAGCATACAAGGGTTATTTGAAATAATACGGTTAACCTTTCCACTAACAAAAACACCGACATCTCCATCAGTCGGTAGGGTATAAATAATATCCATTTTCTTGCTCTTGGCATCAAAATGGTTCTTTAGTATTTCTAGAGTAGAAAGTCCAACTTGGGCAGCCTTTACAACTACAAGGTTATCCGATTGATCTCTGTAAATATCATATAAAAATCTATGGTCATAGAATTCTATATCTTCTCCTTTCTCATTCTTTATTGTATTAAATATTATCCAGCATATGATATCAACTGCAGCTAAATCTTCATTGGTGGTTGGTATGTTACTCTCTTGTACCTTTGATACTTTCTTCTTTTGTTTCATCTCGTTCTTTAATTTCTAAAACTCCATCACCCCATACATGTCTTACTTGGCCACATAAAGCACATCCAATCTCTGCTCCGTATATTTCCCTAGTGACATTAGGAATAGGCTTTGTTATTTGGCACAGATGTATAAATTGATGACTACATTCTATCTTTATGTTGAGGTTTAATTCTGGTGATGTTGATGATGAACTCATATGTTATAGTTATTTAATTTTAAATGTTGCAGGAGAGGGATTCGAACCCACGACCTCCGCCGTATGAAGGCGGCGAGCTACCTCTGCTCTATCCTGCTATTTAATTATATCATATTTACTTCCTAAAGAAGCGGAGCTATGACTCCTTGGTATCTCCTAGCGAACGCCTGTCGAACCAGCTTATCATTAACATTCACCGCTTCTTTAAAAAATAAACTTATTTACTTTGAAAGCGTGGTTTTTAGTGGCTTGTGGTCAGGATTCCATAAAAACAACGAGGTAAGATTATAAAAAATTATATATTTATTACATTGGGTTTTCTTGATTTTAGCTTGGATATTTTTTTGTTGAATGTACCCCACAATTTATCGTGGACACGCTATCAAAATAAACAAAGTCTATTCTTCTTCTCTTGGTTTTGAAAGTTCTTCTTTTAATGTTTGGTGAAAACTATCCATTGCTTTTTTGAAACCTTCTGTTACTGGGCTACTGTCTTTTAAATCAATTCTAGCATCAACTTCAAGTTTTGACGACGGTTTAAATACTGGATCTTTCTTTTCTAACCATTTCCAAGCATCAGCACTATTTTCTTGTAATGCTCTAACTACTGTTTGTTTTGCTGTTAAATCAGGTGATTGCTTTAATAGCTCTTTTCTCTCGGAAAATTCTGGGTTCTTTTTTATATATTCATATAAAGAACTAGGATTAATACCTGCATAAAAACAAGCCTGCTCATCAGTAAATGAATTAGTAAAAGCATATTCAAGTTTTCCAATAGTTTCTTCGGTCATTACTGTTGGTCTACCACTATTTTTATATCTTTTTTTATGGTTAGTTGGTCGTCCCATATAATCTTGTTATTTGACTAAATCCTATAAAATCATTGTATCAATACTATTTCCAGGTAATCGCTTTTACTGCCCACATTTGTGCTTGCTGAGCTTGGGTAATAGCAATTTTTACTAATCTAACTTTTTCTGAATTATACATTATACTTGGATCTGAAATCTCATCATTAAGTCCATCAATAATTGCAGCGTATGCTTCTTTAACTCTATGAACTTCCTCACTTCCACCTGGGTTAAATGTTAAACCAACTGCCTTTTGGCCGTAAGTTAAACTTTGAGCTGTTTCGCCACCAATAGTGTTTCCTGTATTAGATGGCATATTATTATCTTCCATATTTTTTTGCTTAGTTAATAAATAAATTTAAGGTCTAGTATCTTCTGGGGCTTCTAGGGTTAGTTTCAAATATACTCCATTAGAAAAGAAATTAATCTCATGCGTGCCTGGAGTTTTAAACTCATAATGGAATGGGTAATAGCTTACTACTCTTTGAGCACCATTGTATATCATTTTCTTTACGTTTCCTGTTGAAGTCATTTCCTTGTCTTGGTTTGAGTCTGGGGTTGTTATCGTTACTGTTTGATCATTCTTATCTTCGTCATTGATTCTAACAACAAGGCCTATTTCAATGTAATTCTTTTCATCAAATGCTACTGGTCTGGCTAGATATTCTCTACCTAGTCCCTGACCCTGGTTAGTGTTAATAACTTCAAGTGTAGTTACTAATTCTGGTTCTGGTGCCTGAGCTGGTTCTTCTTCAGGAATTGGTACATTTATTGAGTTTTCTCTAAAATCGTTTGTGTCTGTCATAGGGGTAGAATTATAGATTATATTTTGTTGGTTAACTGCTTGTATTTCGTCTTTGTGAATTTGTATACTTTGCTCTGGTTTATTGTTTGGAGGAACTGTTAGTCTATATTCTATCTGTGGTTTAACCTCGCTTGTTGGAGTAGTGAGAGTATTACTTGGCTTACTAATAGTTTCCTTTCTTTCTGGTTCAACAACTTCTTTCATGCTATCAAGATACTTTAGAAAAGTTATGATAGAAATAGCAAATAAAATTATTGCTATGCTAATTACTACTAATCCTTTTTTGTTGTATGTCATATCTAGTAATTATAGCAACTTGTTGACATTAGCGCAATAGTCTTAAAATATGCTATTTTATTGGACTTTTTCAATATTTACCTGACAAACTCCATAGCTTAATCTGCATATTCTACTAAAAGCAAAACTTCCCATATCTATGATTCTACCTGTGGATAACTCTGGTCCATAGTCAGTTACTTTAACAACCACACAAAAGTTAAATTCATCATTGCTGCAAACTCTTAAAATACTTCCTCTAGGATAATCTCTACTTGCTGCAACCAATCTCTTTTCGGTTATCCAATTTCCTGATCCTTGTGGGTAGTCATAGTCGTAATAACTAGCTTCACCAATAATATTTTTATTCTCTTTTTCTCTATGTATATAATCTATCTTTGTTGATGAGATATCATCTATAGATTTATTTAAATTTACGGTAAAACCAACAATAGTAAATGTTAAAGCATATCCGATTACTAACAATAAAGAAATACCAATAGCACTGTCTATTTTTGTTTTACTTATAGAATACATACTTATTCTTGCTTAGGCTCTTTTGGAATTTCTACGATCATTCCTTTGCTTGTCAAAAGTAGTGAAGCAATACTAACCGCACTCTCTATACCAGCAATTATAACATCTACTGGGTCCATAACGCCAACCTCTATGAACTTACCAATATTTCCTGTTACCACATTAATTGCCTGTCCTCTTTCTAGTGGCCTATGGCTTTCTAGTCCTACGTTTTCCTTTAATTGTTTAAATGGCTCTTGTAAAGCATTGTTAAGTATCGGAGAGCTTGTTTCTATAGATGCAAGAGCCAATCCTGCTCCAGGAACTACCCCACCTTTAAATGCTGAATATACCGCATGAATAGCATCGTCAATCTTAAATTGTAATGCTTTTTCCTCTGGTTCAGTTGGAGCACCAACTTTAATGACCGCTACTTTCTTACTTACTCTTGCTAATCTTTCTTTCAAGCTATTCTTTACATGTTCCTCTACTGTGTTAGCAATAGAGTTCTCTAGATCAGTTATTGCCTGTTTAATGGCTTTCTTGTCGCCCTTAGCACCTATTATGACGGATGATTCACGTTTAGATACAAATCGTTCTGCACGCCCTAAATCTTCAATTACAGCTGATTCTAGCTTGTCACCCTTATCTTGTGAAAAGAACTTTGCACCAGTCAATAATGCAATGTCCTCAAAAAAGTTAGTTCTTTCTGGTCCCTGGAATGGTGCATTAATAGCTATGAGGTTAAACTTTCCTTGCAGTTTATTTACTATTGCTGTTCCTAATGCTGAATTTTCTATGTTGTCACAAATCAAAACTAGGTTACTAATGTTCTTAGTGGCCAATGCGGTCATTATCGGTAATATATCGTTGGTTTCAGTTAATCTATAATCAGTTAGTAAAATATATGGCTTCTCAATAACTCCCTCCATTCGAGCTGGGTTAGTTACCATATATGGGCTGATATAACCTCTGTTTATTTTTATTCCCTCAGTTAACTCTGCAAATGTTTCCATTGTTCCTGATCTTCCAACAGTTACTACACCATCTTGGCCAAGTTTATACCAAGTTTCAGCAATAATTTTTGAGATGCTCTCGTCATCAAAAGAGATACGAGCTACTTTTTCCAAATCAGATAATGTTTTGACTGGAACTGACATTTTTAATAATTGTGATGTTGCTTCTTCTAGTCCTTTCTTTAGTTCATTTTCTACCTTTCGACCCTCCCAACGTGAGGATTTACTAACTTCATTGATAATGGCCTGGAGCATAATCAAAGCACCAGTTGTTCCATCTCCTACTCGATCATTAGTCTTAATAGCAGTTCCTTTAGCTTCTAACCAGACAGCGTTTTCTGCTGGATCAGAGAACTCTAAATCTCTTGCTATTTGAACTCCGTCATCTACGGTGATTCTATTTAGCTGCTTTCCAATTATTACCTTATTTCCTGCTGGTCCGAATGTAGGCTTTATTAAATCTACAGCCTTGTTGATCGTTGACTTGATTATTTCAAAAGTATCTTTTTGAATAATTTGTACATTCATATAATATTTAGTTTAAAATTATTTTAGTTTTTTCTGGTTGATACATCTTCATATACACCCTTTTTG